CTCGACTGGTTCTTCTTCTTCGTCCCGAATCGTCTAGTTTGGGACCATTGGCAGAATTTCTGTTTCGAACAGGAAGACCCTGACGATAGTACTGATTATGTCATCCCTACTGTTACTGCTACTGCTAACAGCGATAATAATTACGTAGGTTCTCTATGGGACTATTTCGGCTTGCCCGTGAATACGCCTGGTAATCTAACCGTTAGTGCTCTTCCATTCCGCGCTGTATACCTCATTTGGAACGAATGGTTCAGAGATGAAAATCTCCAGAAGTCTGTCAAAATCCAGAAAGGCGATACCAATGAAGCATTGGATTCCTCTCGTTCTTCCGATCAGCCTTCATGGGTATTCAGTTCCGACACTACTTTAGTAGCTGGTCTTGCTTGCCCACCTCGCGGCAAGCGTCATGATTACTTTACTTCGGCCCTTCCTTGGACACAGAAAGGACCCGGTGTATCTATAGGCCTTGCCGGCACCGCTACTCTAGTTGACCCTTCGCCTGTTTCGGGCTATTTCGTTCAACAGTCTAATAATAGCTTAGGCGCTGCTCAGCTTTCGAAAGATGGCGGTGTTCATGATGTATATACTGGAAGCGGTACATTACAGTATCAAGGTGGTTATAGTGTTTCTATAGCTGGTCACTCTATCAACAATTCTAGTGTGTCTACTATTACTGCTCAACCCGGTTCTTCATGGCTTTCTAAATCTGCTTATGCCGACTTGGATTCTTCTAGCATTTTCACTATCAATAGTCTTCGTACTGCTTTTCAGATGCAGAAGTTCTACGAGCGCCTTGCTCGCGGTGGCAGTCGGTACACTGAAGTGCTTCGCTCTTTCTTCGGTGTAGTTTCTCCGGACGCTCGTCTTCAGCGCCCTGAGTTTCTCGGTTCTTTCACTAAGATGGTCAACGTCAACCCAATAGCTCAGACTTCTGCGACCGACAACACTTCTCCTCAAGGCAATCTCTCAGCTTACGGTGTTACTGCGTCTAGATTCCATGGATTTACGAAATCTTTCGTCGAACACGGCTATATTATAGGCTTCGTCTGTGCCCGCGCCGACCTTACCTATCAACAAGGCATTAATAAGATGTGGCTTCGTTCTACTGTCTATGATTTCTATTGGCCGACATTCGCACACCTTGGTGAACAGGCTATTGAGCTTCGCGAGATTTACGCTCAGGGTACTAAAGATGATACTACTGTTTTCGGTTACCAGGAGCGTTATGCTGAATATCGTTACAAACCTTCGCAGATTACCGGGAAATTCCGTAGTTCTGTAGTTGATGGTAACCTTGACGTTTGGCACCTGTCCCAGTATTTCAGCAATGCGCCTACTCTGAATGAGGAATTCATTACCGAGAATCCACCTATTAAGCGCATTGTCGCTGTTCAGGATGAGCCTGAGTTTTTGCTCGACATAGGCTTCCGTTATACTACCGTGCGTCCTATGCCTATGTTCGGCACACCTGGTCTTGTCGATCACTTCTAGAAGGAGTTGGTTATATGTCATGGCTTTCTAATACGTTAGGCAGCGTTGCTGGTTCCATCTTTGGATCCGCAGTTCAGAATCATTATAATTCTTCCAACGCCGCACAGGCTAACGCTTGGAACGTTGAAAATTATAAACAACGTTATCAATGGGCTGTTGAAGATATGCGCAAAGCTGGTCTTAACCCTATTCTTGCTGCGACTAATGGTATAGGCGGTTCTATAGCTGGAGCTTCAGCTGCTTCTGTCGGAATGAGTGATATCGGTTCTACCATGAACTCTGCTAGAGCTGCTAGTGCCGCTGAACGGCAGGCTAAGAATGCCGAGCATCTTGCCGTGTCTCAAATTGAGAAAAACGTCGCAGAAGCTGATTCTACGCGTCAGGCGACCCATGGAATAGTTCTAGATAATGGTATTAAGGCTAATAATCTTAATCTCGCCGAGCAGACTTACGAAAAACGCCTTGGCTATGAGCTTCAGCGAATGGATCAGGAGCTGCAGAACCTAAGGCTTCAAGGATCCTATCTCTCTTCAGGCATACTTTCCAACATTGCTTCAGCTAATCAGTCCAATTCTGCCGCGGGCTTCGCGGCCCAAAATGCCCGTCTTTCGAAGCAGGAAGCTGACTTCTATGACTCGTTAGGTGTTGGCAATTCAGGTCTTGGCCATATTCTTCGTGGTATTGGTTATCTTTTCAAGTAAGGAGTGCAAAATACATGTCTAACAAAACTACTATGATTCTAACTTTCATTGTCACCGTTGTTGTTCCATTTATTCAGGAAGTTTGTGATCTGATCGAAGCACTTAAAGGTCGTCCTACTTCATCTACTCAGCTTGCCAGTAAAGTCGCATCCGACTTTTCGCACGATGTTGACAAACTTGTTGAGCCAATTTCTAATAAGAATGATTCTAAAAAAACTAGCCGTTTTTTCGGTTCTTGGAGGGATACTAAATGAAAAGACGCCGCGTGTCTAAGCGAGGTTCTCGCCGTCTCTTTCAGCGCACCTCTAGATCTCGTCGTAGGAATTTCAAGAGAGTAGGACGAGGTGGATTTAGGATTTGACATTCTGACTTAATCCTGATACAATCGGTACAGGTGATTAATATGGTATGCTACAATCCTATTCTCATGTACCCGGTCGAAGGAGCATTTACGAAAAACGGAAAACAACATTATAGTTTCTACGGCAGCTTGGCTTCTCACCCTGAACTTGCTAACGATAGTCGGTTCATTCGTTGTTCTTGCAAGCAGTGCATCGGTTGTCGACTTGAAAACTCTCGTCAATGGGCTGTCAGAGCTGTTCACGAAGCCCGTACTTCGTCCTCTGCTTTTTTCGTTACTTGTACTTTCGACGATTATCATCTGCCGAGCGATAGAAGTTTGAGCAAGAAATTTCATCAGACGTTCATGAAAAATCTTCGTCGTGAGTATGGCAATGGCATTCGCTTCCTCGGCTGTGGTGAATATGGTGAACTTCATGGTCGTCCCCATTATCATTATATATTGTTTAATATTAATTTTGATGACAAAGTTTTTCGGTTCCGTACAGACGGTTATAGCACTTATACTTCTGCTCGCTTCTCCAAGATATGGAAATACGGTATGCATCTTATTGGCGACTTTAGTTTCGATGCTGCTGCCTATGTCGCGCGTTACATAGTGAAGAAGCAGACTGGCAGTAAAGCTGCTGCTCACTATAATGGCCGTACGCCTGAGTTTATGCTTGCATCCAATCGTCCTGGCATAGGCGGAAAATGGCTTGAAGAGCATGGTGAAGAGTGTTATGCTAATGATTTCGTTGTTATCAACGGTAAGAAGATGCGTCCTCCTCATTATTACGACAATAAATTCAATGAAACACATCCTCACTGGATGGAATACATTCGTAATAATCGCATTGAGAAGATGCTTCATAACTTGGAGAATAATACTTTCGAGCGATTGATTGATCGTTGTCGCGTTCAGGAAGGTAAGTATAAGCATTTTCTCGGCAGAAAGCTTGACAAGGTATTATGATTGTGTTATTATTAGGTCAGAAAGAAGGTGATTATATCGAACGATTTTCTAGCGAATTTGCTGCCGTCAAATCCTTTTGCAAACATAAAGGTATACCCTTTAAGTTCGTTTTCAGAGGTTCTAAATACGCTGCCTATCGACTCAAACCTGACGGTTATAATGTTATTCGACTTGATTCTGATTATTTCGTTATACCTAATTCTACGCACCTTATGATTCGTCGGTTTATAATCCACTTACGAAAAGGAGATGTTGACACTGAGACTCTATTCCATTTATGACTCCAAGGCTGAACAATTCAGCCCCCCACAGGTCTACCATAATGACATGCTCGCTCTGCGAGCTTTCGAGGGTTTATGCAATGATGATAAGACGCTTATTAATAGCTATCCTGAAGATTTTAGTCTTTATTACATCGGTAACCTTGGCGATTCTGATGGCCGTTATTATATTGAAAGTTCTGACGAATCCCGCGTTCCTGTATTGGTTGGTCGCGCCGTAGATTACGTGCAGGATATTGACAATGACTCTATCTAATGATAATCTAATATAGAGCGTATCAGAAAAAGGACGATCTCACGGAGATCGCCCTTTTTTTGTGCGCTACGCCCGCCGCGTCTAGGCGCATTCGAAAGGAGGTGAAACTATGAAATTTAAGACAGCTTACGACTCAGTAGAAGAACATGATCATTGCGGCATTGAATTCACAATGCCCTCCCTCACGGTTCAGGACGAAAAAGATGAAACTGATATCAATTACATTGTTAATAAATATGCAGATGGTCAGAAAGGCATAGCTACTCTCGATCTCGGCGATAGTTCGCAGTATGCTTATCTGCAGTTCGGAGATGCAACGCTTCCCGGTGACTATAGTACCGCTCTCGAGCTTGTTTCCGGAGTTCGTGAAGAATTCTACAGTCTGCCCGCTTACGTTCGAGCTAAATACGGTCACGATCCCATGAATTTCATCAGCCAATTAAATAACCCTGAAACGCTCGAATATCTCCAGCAACAAGGTCTGTATGGTAGCAATTCTACCTTTGATAAACCACAACAGTCCGTAAATAGTGAACAAACACAAGAAAAAAGTAACACTTTAGAACAAAATAATAAAAAAATACAAGAATAGGCGTCACCGAGCCAGTTACTTACTTGATGTAACTGGCGTAGGTGACGCAATATTAATCTGAAACCTAATAATAATTTTCTTTAGGTTAATTATTAGGTTAACACTTCGAAGAAGGTGAAATATTGGCTCGAAAAATTAGAGTTAGAGGTCATCGCTTCAGCGATGCTCCTGCAATGTATATGCGTCGCACTAAATTCGACCGCTCACATGTCTATAAGACGACTTTCGACTCAGGCAAGCTCATACCTGTATTCGTCGACGAAGTATTGCCTGGCGACACCACTAGGATGTCTGTCAATTACTTCGCTCGTTTGGCTACTCCTGTTAAGCCCATCATGGATAATATCTATCTCGACTGGTTCTTCTTCTTCGTCCCGAATCGTCTAGTTTGGGACCATTGGCAGAATTTCTGTTTCGAACAGGAAGACCCTGACGATAGTACTGATTATGTCATCCCTACTGTTACTGCTACT